GCATGTCCACAGTTTATGCCTGCGTAAGATTGCTCGGCGATACAATTTCCTCGTTGCCACTTGCAGCATACGTCCGACGCGGCAGAAACAGAATCTCATATGCCAGCGTTTACGGATCGCAACCAGCCTGGATCAACAAACCAAATCCAGAAGCATCGCGCCTAGAGTTTTATGAGCAGATAATCGCTTCACTTAATATTCATGGCAACGCATTCATCCTCACCGTTCGTGATGACATGGACGAAGTCCAAGAAGTTTATTGCGTACACCCAGACGACGTTCGCATTGAACGCCCACGTCCAGGAGAACCAATCATCTACAAGATGAGAGATGAAGACGGAATCTACTCGCGCATTTTAACGTCACGCGAAATGAAACACATTCCACTCTTCAGACTTCCCGGTTCGCTTTACGGCCTCGGCCCAATTGCAGCAGCTCGACTCACGATCGGCGCAGCAATGGCAGCAGACACATATGCAGCAGCCTACTTCGGCAACGCAGCAAATCCAGGCGGCGTCATTGAAGTGCCGGGCGAATTAACAGAAGAGCAGGCAGGCGACATCGGCCGCGATTGGAACATCACTCACACAGGGCCGTATCGCGCAGGCAAGATTGGAATTCTTTCAGGTGGCGCACAATTTAGACCGCTAACACTTAACGCAGCAGACGCGCAGCTCTTAGAAGCCCGGCGCTTTAACGTTGAAGACATCGCGAGATTATTTCGAGTCCCGATCAGCCTGCTAGGACACCCAGTAGCAGGAGCGATGTCATTTGCAAGCGTTGAAGCGCAGAACCTTTCATTTGTGCAGCACTCACTCCGCCCATTATTGGAACGAATCGAACAATCAATGTCTGAATTACTTCCAGAGCCTGATGGTTTCATTAAATTTAATCTTGACGCATTGCTTCGTGGAACCACACTCGAGCGCTTCGATGCATACACAAAGGGCCTCCGCGAAGGCTTCCTATCACTTAACGACGTCCGCGCCGTTGAAGATGTAGCACCACTCGGAGAAGCCGGGGATCAATTCAGAGTGCCATTGCAGAACATCGATGCAGCAGATGCACCAGATGTAGGACTCAAACTTCGAGCAGAGATCGCAGCAATGTTGATCCAGGTCGGCTTCGATCCAAATGCGGTAACAGAAGCGATCGGATTACCAGCAATGACACACACAGGAGTACCAAGTACGCAATTGCAGCCAGTGGCCACCATTGATCCAGCAGATCCGGCAGCAGTTTATGGAGTGGATTAAATGCCATATTTTATAAGCGACAAGCAGAGCGATTGTGCTGGATGGGCAACCGTCAAAGAAGAAACAGATGGCACTTACACCACAATCGGATGCCACGAAAATAAGCAAGATGCCATCGACCAGATGGTGGCGATTTCGATTGCAGAAGACATGCAACCAGGCGGCGAAGTAAATAAACGAGCCGTTGATTTATCAGTCCCGGCTTTTATTCAGGCAAATGCAGAACGCGGCTTGAAATATTTAGCAGAAGGTTATGGCGGCGATGGTCTTACAGAAGGAACGAAACGAGCAGCTCGTGAAATGGCAGCAGGCAATATCACCGAAGATAAGATCAGGAAAATGGCCCCCTGGTTTGCAAGGCATAAAGTCGACGGTCAAGCACCAAAGAACAGCAACCCATCCGATCCCGAATATCCAGGCGCAGGATTAGTCGCCTGGCTCTTATGGGGCGGAGATTCCAACTTCAGCGACCGAGCACAAAACTGGGCGCAGAGAAAAATAGACGCACTCGACGCAGAAGAAGACTCAAGGAGAAAAATGAAAAAAATTGAACGCCGCACCTTTACGATCAAGAACGTAGAAGCACGCCAGGCAGAAGACGGAACCATGCGCCTGTCCGGATACGCAGCCGTATTCAACGACGACAGCGTGCCGCTTCCATTCATTGAACGGATTGCACCGGGCGCATTCCGCAAGACACTAACCGAGACACCAGATGTGCGCCTCTTGATCAACCACGAAGGCCTACCTTTAGCACGCACAAAGAATGAAACCCTTCGCCTTAAAGAAGATGAAATCGGACTTTATATGGACGCAGATCTTCCAGACACACAAGCAGCTCGCGACCTTTACACACTGGTCGAGCGCGGCGACGTTGATCAGATGAGCTTCGCATTCCGAGTGATCCGCCAGAAGTGGAACGAAGGAAGAACTGAGCGCACCCTCACAGAATTATCGCTGGCAGATGGCGACGTTTCAGTCGTTACTTACCCGGCTTATCCAACCACCACAGTCGAAGCCAGAGAACAGATCGCAGCAGCTCGACAGGCAATCAAAGAAGGCCGCGAGATCACAGGCGAAAGCCTGATCGTAATCCAGGCAATTCTCGACAAGATCGACGAATCATACGAATATCTTGGCGAAGGAAAGTCAATGCTGGAAACGGTTCTCGGCATTTCAGAAGAACCAATGATGGAAGAAGACACTCGCGCAGTTGATACAGTCGGCAGCTTCGTCTCCTGGGATTCTTCCGGCGGAACAGCACGCGGAAGAATTGAACACGTTATGCGAGAAGGCGTTCTAGGAATACCAGGAACAGATTTCTCAATTACAGCCGAAGATGGTGATCCTGCAATTTTGATCAGAATCTATGAAGAATTTAGAGATGGATGGCGAGCAACAGAAACTCTCGTAGGACACAAAGCCTCTACACTCACAGCAATTGATCCATTACCAGAACCAAGTCCAGAAGATGCAAGTCGTAAGATTTCTCTTCGACTTGCAAAAGCAATTATCAACAATACAAACTAGAATTCTGCTGCAATCAGCAGATACAAAGCCGGAGCGCCTCTCGCACCCAACATGCGCCGCGAGATTAAGTGACACCACTTTGATTCAAACCCTAATCAGAAGGAGATCAACACATGTCAAAATCTTTCCTTGATAAGTTGATCGAGCGTCGTGATGCAGTTAAGTCAGAGATGGACGCAGTTCTCGAAGCAGTAGCAGAAGAGAACCGCACTGACCTAACAGAAGAGGAAACCACAAAGGTGGATACACTCGTAGAAGAATCACGCTCACTCGATACAAAGATTGAAAAGATGAAAGCACAAGCAGATGCAGATGCAAAGGCATCAGAAATCCGCTCAGCAGTTTCAGATGTTGTAATGCCACGCACTACAGGCGGCGCAACAGTTACACGCGAAGAGCGCACATACTCACCAAACTCAGGTGCATCATTCGTGAAGGACGCATTCAATGCGCAATTCTCAAATGACTACGCAGCAAACGAACGCCTTGCACGCCACATGCGTGAAGAGTCAATCGAACGCCGCGATGTTGGAACAGCACAATTCGAAGGTCTTGTAATTCCACAATACCTCGTTGATCTTGCAGCTCCATTAGCACGCGCAGGACGTCCATTCGCAGATGCAGCGACAAACAAGATGGCACTTCCACCATCAGGTATGACACTCAACATCAGCCGCATGACAACAGGTTCATCAACAGCTGTTCAAGTTACACAGAACGATGCAGTATCAGAAACTGATGTTGACGATACATTGCTCACAATCAATGTCCGTACAATTGCAGGCCAGCAAGATATTTCTCGCCAGGCACTAGAGCGCGGAACAGGCATCGATTCATTTGTAATCGCTGACTTGATCAAGTCATGGCATACAACACTTGACTCACAGATCCTCAACGGTGCAGGCACAGCCGGCACAATCAAGGGCCTTCGTGCTTCAGGTGGAAACGCCGTTACATTTACATCAACAGCACCAACAGTCGGATTGCTTTATCCAAAGCTTGCTGACGCAATTCAGCAGATCCAGACAAACGCATTCGTTTCACCTTCACACTGGGTAGTTCACCCACGTCGTCTAGCCTTCTTGCTTGCAGCAGTGGACAGCACAAACCGTCCGCTTGTTGTTCCAGCAGCGAATGGCGCGACGAACGCAGTAGGCGTCGGCGGAGCACCAACATACGGAAACTCCGGATACCAGATGCTCGGACTTCCAATCATCACAGATGCAAACATCGGCACAACATACGGAACAACAACAAACCAAGATGAAATCTATTGCGTAACAGCAAGCGAAGCTCATCTCTGGGAACAACCAGGATCACCATTCGCACTTCGCTTTGATGCGACAGGCGCTGGCAATCTTCAAATCAAGTCTGTTGTTTACGGATACGCCGCATTCACAGCAGAGCGCTACCCACTTGCAGCCTCAATCATTTCAGGCACAGGTCTAAGCGCACCAACCTTCTAATCGAAGGCAAGCACTAAATTGTGCAGGGCGAGTGGCCCACCCCCCGAGTCACTCGTCCTGCACTTCTAAACAGGGGGAAACAAATGAAGACAGCACACAAAGTAACAATCGGTTCGTGCGATCCAGGATCCGTAAACGGATCATTTGCATACAGACTGATTCAACTTGCACAATCAAGAAGCAGCAGACTCGGGCCATTTGTAAGAATCAAAGGTTCTGGACTTTTATCAAAGCAACGCAACCGCATGGTCAAACAATTTCTGGATAACACCAATAGCGACTGGCTTCTTATGTTGGATTCAGACGAACAGCTCACGACTCAGGCATTCGACGCCTTGATCGACACAGCCCATGACAAAGACCGCCCGATTGTCGCAGGCCTTGTCTTTGCAGGATTTGGAGTGCCAGGCAAGCCTTACCCAAAGCCAGTCCCGGCAATATTTCAGGACTCAGATAAGGGCTTCCTTCCACTTTACAAATACGACAAGAACGCAGTCTTTGAAATTGACGCAGCAGGAACCGGATGCCTGCTCGTTCACCGGAGCGTTCTTGAGAAGATGCGCGAAGTTGCAGATCCAAATCAGGGCAAAGACTGGTGCTGGTTCTGGGATGGGCCAGTAAACGGCGAATGGATCGGTGAGGATTTATTATTCTGCCGAAGAGCAAAGGCGCTCGGATTTACGATTCATGTCAACACAGCCGCCATATTGCCGCACCAGAAGAGCTTCTGGATGGAAGAGATTCATCATGATATTTGGAAAGATTAAGAAGACCCGGCGCAAGCCGGCAAAGGAAACAGCAACCGCCGATCCCAAACTAGAACGCGCAATGCTGCCGAAACCGGAAAGAAGGACGAAGCGTGGCCCTAACTAACGCCTATTGCACACTTGCCGAATTGAAGGCATCGCTTGCGATCACAGATAGCGTGGACGACACCCCACTCGAAGCAGCGATCACAGCAACAAGCAGAATGATCGACGATTACACCGGGCGCTTCTTTTACCGCAACGGAACCACGCAATCACCAGTGGCTCGTTATTACACGCCGCTAGATCCGTGGACGATGAACATGGACGATAATGTTTCGATCACACAAGTGGCAACGGATGACAACTTCAATCAGACATGGGATACCGTCTGGTCAACAAGTGACTACATGCTTGAGCCAGTAAATAATCCACAGCGCGGATGGCCAGTCAACCGCATTCTTGCAATTGGCCGCTACGTTTGGCCTTATTATTTGCCACAGGCATGCAAGATCACCGGCGTCTGGGGATGGACAGCAACACCAGCAGAGATCAACATGGCAACCTTGATCCAAGCAGCTCGACTTTTCACACGCCGCCAGTCGCCGTTCGGCATTGCAGGAAGCCCGGACTTAGGCA